TTTGTACACGAACATCTCGTCCTGGACGAAAATATACCGATTCAATGTATTCTAAATCTCGTTCTGGATTTGGAATCGTTATGTTGATAGTTGCAGTATTTAATAAGCCATTACTGTTATCGCCTACGGATACATCACATGATGTTATAAATGGAGCGATTCTTCGAGATGTATTAACTCTATCTTCTGCAGTTTTTTTCTTTACTTCTCCGTCTCGAATTCCTTGTTCAGTTACAGTGTATTTTCTATCAGTTAAATATCCGTTTGGTCCGGATGGTAGATATTCTCCACTACGTACCGTAGTACCTCCTAAAATAGCTTCTGTAATTGCAATACGATTATCGCCATCTTTTTTATATGGAGTTACTTGTACATTGGCAATTTTTTCCAACATAAATTGCATGTCTCGAGTATCTCGACCGTACCGGCCGGAAATGCCTCGTGCATTCAATTCTTTTTGTAAATTAGAATCTACTTGTGAATAAAAAATATCGCCTGGCATAATTATCTTGTTCTATTTGCGTTTATTAGAATGTCTTGTGCATTGTCTTTGCTCGGAATACGTAATCTTGTATTTTCCGGAACAATTAACGTTCCTTTGCCCATACCATTTGCTGCAGCAATGATCCACCACAATGATACATCATCATAAAATTCTTGTGCTAATTTATCTAAACGTTCGATGCTAGTAGTTATAATATAAGTATCGCCTGTTGTTTTTGGGAGTACCGGTAATATGGTACTACTACGACGTCGTTTACCATTAGCATCATTTGTTATTGCGGTTGAATTATATCTGCTCATATCATATTCTTAATTTAATTAGTTAAAATATAATTGATTGAATGTAGGATCATTTGTTAATGAATCACTTAACCAATTTCGATTTCCTTGTTTTGGATCGGTAGACGTTAATACCTTTTCGTCTGCCAATGTATAGAAACGTCCATTTTTCTGTGGCAAGTAATCCATGATCGGTGTTAATCCTAATGATACGGAAACTTTATGCGGTACTTGCATCATCTCCGGATCTTGTTCTATATTAATTTCCCAAGTTGTATCCGAATCAATCATCGTATATGATAAACTAGTTATGATAGCAGGTTGATGTACAAATAAATCTCCAATTGTTATTCGAATCCATGGTGCTTTCATTGCAATGGTTTGCGTATCATATTCAGGTGCAGTATATCCAGCAATTGCATTCAATTTACGATATATCGGTTTTAATTCATCACGATCTGATGCATACACTACAAAATCTAATTGAAGATCTCGTCCGTATGCCGTATAATGATAATTTGGATCGGCACGACCAATCATCGTTACTGGCGACCAATTTGGAGAAAATGTATCGGAAAGTGAATTAATAATTGCGCGAAATACTATTACATCATCTTTTGTAGTTTCTGGAGCTGCGTTTGCTAATTTAGGTCCGGTAAAATAAAATTTAATGAAATCTTGCGTAATGCCAAATTTATCAAATAAATTCATACCTAACGCTTCCGGTTTCCATCGATAAATATTCTTACGTGTTCTTTGTCCGAAATCAATTACATTAACTTTGTCTCCTCGGAACGGTGTAGCAAGTGCTAATGGATTTCTAGTTTGTTTCCATTTACCATCACGCCATTGTGTTGATACGTGACTCATCGCTGTAAAGTCTCTACGCAATGCATACGGATTATCATGATCTCCTAATCCAAATCCAGTTTTACCTGCACCATCTAAATTGAATACGGCGTATGGTCCGGTTGGTGCAGCCGATGCAGCTGCGTATATTCCTGCAATTACACTCCCTCGAGTTACTGCACTTGCACCATCCAAACGTATTAGTTCTAAACCTTTACGAGAACGAAAATCTGGATATTTTACTCCATTAATATCATTATAAGATCCTAATGCGGATACTGCATATTGCGTTTTCGGAGAATCATTTCCTAATTCTTTTGAACTATTTCCAACTTGTGCTATTTGCGGAATGCCAGCAAATGATGAAAATGAATTTACAACAACTTGTTTAGCATTACCACCGCCTCCAATTTGTATGTTAGTAGTATCTGCAACTTTGGATTGCCAACCCCACCATTCTGCGGGCGAGAAACTATATGGATTATCTTTATTATAAAGTGTCGGCATTAAAATCTCCTTTTATCATTCATTTTAGTTGCTGCAAATAACATGTCCTGCGTTACTTTTGCTTCTACTTTTATGTTTTGTAATGCCATAGCAATTGCTTGAGCCATTTTTCCGTAATCGATGCTTCCACCTCCGTTAATTGCACGTGCTAATTGTCGATTACCATTTACGTTGGTACCTGCTATCATAGTAGAATCATTTACTCGCATAAATTTATCATCCTGATGAAAACGTATCAATCCATCATTCATAACAAGTGCATCTTGTTTACCAGTTGCTTTAGTCTCAGCAGTTACGGTAGATATATTTGGTAAAAGTTTTGTTATTCTATCAATTACACTTTTTACTTTATCGCCGAATATCGGAATCCATTTTGATAATTCTCCTAAACCGTCTGTTACAATTTTTGTTGATTGACTGAATATTGCTAATTCTCCTACGGTTTTCATTGTAGTTTGACTACCATTAAACTGGGTTAACATAGATTCAAATGTTTTTCCGCCGGCTAATGTATCTTTACGTACTGCTTCTAAATCTATACCCGCAGCCAATGCCGTACTAGTTGCAATAGATTCTAAATAATCAGTTTGACGTTGTTCAGTTGTTCTGGTATCTGATAATTCTAATAACTTTGTAATGTCATCTTGTGAAACGCCTTTTGTTTTCAATTCAGCAGCAACTGCCGAAATGTCACCTGATTTCAATTCCATTAAACGTTCAGCACCTATTTTCGAAATTAATTTTTGTTTTTGTATGCTACGTGCTAATGTCGCTTCATCGGTACCTAATAATTCTGCAGCCTTTTTACGTGCATACAAATTTTTCTCTAACATTGGACCTTGAGTTTTAACTAATTGATTCATCAACTCAGCTTGTTTGTTAGCATCGCCTTGCAACGTTGCCATACGATATGCATTAGTTAAACTTTTTCCATCTTGAGTCAATAATCGTTTACCAGTTAATAACTGATATTCCATTTCTTGACCAATTGAAGATTCTATGTTTAATAACGTTTCCCCGGCACTATGTAATGTTTCCATGTTCATGCCTAATGCTTTAGATTTAAGCACTGCTAATTCTAATGAACCTGGTATTCTACTGTATTGTAGTTGAAGATCTGCGGTTAAATTTCCAATATCTTCTGTTAATTCTTTTTGAATTTGTAAACCATCTAAACCCGTTGCTTTTCCGATAGCCGCTGCCATTTTATCTTGTATAGCTAACGCGTCTATACCGGATTTTGCAACAGCTGTTGCGTAATATTCATATCCTTGTGCAGCTTCTTCTGTTATTTCCAGATTATTCTGCATATACTGTTGGCCTTTAAGTAATTGATTTGCAAATACTTTATTTACTTTAGTAGATGCTAGCATTCCAGCAGTCATACCTTTTAATTGTGTAGCATAATTAAAAAGTTTTTCTTCACCAATTCTTGCAGAAATTGCAATAGTTCTCAATTCCTTAGAAAAATTCTGCGATGTTTTTAACGTTAATCCATAACCTTTAGTTAACGTTTTAGTTCGTTCTTCAAGAATTGTAATATCTGCAGTTAATTTTTTGATACCAGCTGCGAATGTATTTTGAACAGCTAATACGTTGTTCAACCCCATTCCTAATGTGGTATTAGAAGTTATTACACCATCAACGATGGTTGTATATTCAGTCCATAGTTTAGATAAACCTGGGAGTTCAGCCGACAATCCTTCTAGTTGATTTTGTAAATATCGTTTTCTATCTTCCGGACTCTCTGCACGACCATGACGCGGTTGTTGTTTTAAACGTTGAATCAATATGTTTTGTTGTTCTTGCACGTGACGAACCTTTTATTTATTATAAATATTCATCGTGTCGGTTTTGGTCTCGATACCGTTTTAGTGGTACGTGCATTAAGTTTTTCTATCTGTTCCTCCGCTTGAGCATTTTGCGCATCTCGCATTTTATTGATTTTAGTAACCCAATAACGACGTATATGCAATGGCAAATTGTATATAGTATCCCAGTCCCAACGACCATCGCCGGCCCATATCAACTCATAAATTGTATCGTGTAGTTGAACTTGATCTTCCGGTTTAAAACCAAAAAAGGTCTGATCCAAGTTGAAACCCAGCAGTGAAGGTGCTCCCATCTTCACCTTCAAATTCAATATTATAATTCAAACCAGGTAAATTGTTAACGAGATATTCGCGAAATTCTCTACTAGGTCCAGCAACGAATTCATATTTAATAAATTCAGATATAAAATTTTTATCTCGGTTCCCGTCGACTTCTGTAATACAAAGTTCCATTAACTGAGAAACTGCGCGATCTGGATCAATTTGTTTGCTTTCTGCAGCTGATATGTATTTGAATTTTAGTTTATTTTTAGTTTCAGAAATTATGTAATCAAATTCACCGTTATCATCTGGCGTTAATGAAAATGGACGAAATGTTAATGCACTTAAATCAACTGTACGCGTTAGTTCTTTGTTAGTTTTAGGATCAATTATTGTTACTGGATAATTTTTTCCATAACCAATTATACGAGCCGATACAATAAGTCCGTCTCTGTCTGATAAGATAATATCAGACACATCAACACCCGGAGTTACTACCAATGATTCTAATAATTTATCAAAAACTATGTTGTTCGCAATGTAAGTAGAATTAGTTAGAATGTCTTCTTCATATGCTGTCATATGACGCATTTCAACCGTACCTGCACTCAATGGAGATGATTTTGGATATACGGCGCCGCCGCTTGGTAATTTTACAACTACAGGTGGTATACGAGTACGTTGTTTTTGTTCGTATTGTTGTCTTGCTAAATTGATAAGATTTTGTGAATCTAAACGGTCTGTTACTTTTGTCATTGTGTTCCTTTATAACTTCTTTAATATAAATATCAAGAACACAAAAAATGGGAGATGTTTCCACCTCCCATTCTAGAAACTAGCATCTTTTGATTAGAAGTTCAATAACGCCCAATCATATCTTAATGTCATTTCAATTGTTACTACATCTTCCGATGACCAATCTAATGAACCGAAATTCGTTTCTGTAATGAACGCATTTTTCAATGTCCATTTTTCAATAATTTCGCCTAACGGAGAAAGTTGATTCAATGTAACTTCTTTTTGATACATTGATTTATATCCATCACGTCCTGTTGCTGATTCATGATGTAAACGAACCCAATCCATCACTGCTTGTGCTGAACTTGGAACAATTGCATCATAAAGTGTAAGTCCTATTGTATTCCAAACTGATTTACCTTTTACATAACGTTGTACGTTAACGTGGTCTAATGAAATTTCACCATTTGTCATAGATGGTTTAGCAGTTGCTTTAACTAAATATGCTGGAATGTTATTAATTTCCATGATGAATTGGTGTTGGCGTTTAGGTTCCCAACTATATGCTTTGTCCCAGAAATTTGAATCCGTACCGTAATCAGCATAATTAGTTCCCGGATTTGCCGTATTCAATAAATCTTTTAATGCCATGTTACATTGTCCTTTATTTTAATTATAAATATCAACAAAGTAAAAAAGGCAGAACCGAAATCCTGCCTTATTAATCTTTTTATTTAACTTGCAATTTATTGTGGAAATTCAGCACCTGTTGGTTGAATGTTGAAGTCTAACACAATGAATTCTGCCGTACGAGTTGGTTGCAAGAATAATTGTCCGTATAAGATATTTTGATCTATCAAATCTGGAGTATTATTTGTTTCATCCATTACTACTCGGAACGCATAAAGACCTTGATTTGCTTTTACTTGTTCTAAATACGGATTAACTATGCTTGTAAATCTTTGGCGAGTTGCTGAAGTATTTTGTTCAAATACTAAATAACGAGTTGCACTTGCAATGTATTTCTTAACCGTAATCAACAAACGACGTACATTTACACGGTCTAATGCAGATCTATTACCTTGCAGTGTCTTTTGACCCCAAATAACTACACCCTCGTTAGGGAAGTTCGCAATAGGATTAATTCGGCCTTCATACAACGTATCGCGCATTGCTTGTGACAAGTTTATATATGTTTGAGTTACATTAGATAAACCTCCACGATTCAATCCAGCTGGTGCATACCATGGAGCTGCAACACTATCATTGTATGCTAATACTCCTGGCACTACTACACTCGGTGGAACCCAAACTGGCAAATTGTTTGAAGGATTCACAATTCTTACCCATGGAAAATAAGTTGCTGTGTAATTGCTATCTAATGTTGATACTTGGCTAACTGCAGTTGCAATTGAATCTGTTTGTGCGTTGCTATCCATTACATAGAATGTATCCTGACGTCCTTCTGATAAGTTACGTGCTGCTTCTGTTACTGCAGGATGTAGACTATCGATGATACCTGGAGTTAACAACATATTCATATCATAGTAATCCGTATTAGCTAACAAGTTAAACGCATTTTGATATGCCGTTGTACCAGCCGCGTCGATATCGGTACAATCAAATCCAAACGTATTAGATGCAACTATATATTGTCCTGAATATTTGCGTTGGTTTGGTTGAATACCATCAAATCCTCCTTGGAACGGAACAATAAATTTACGAGTATCTAATTCAATATTTGTAGTGAATGAACCAGAATCTAATGCCGCTCCAATCGAACCTGTATATGGTGCGGTAGTTGATGGATACCCCGCTTGTTTATTTTGGTTGTAATCTCCTAAATAAAAAGCACTACCTCTTGTTACTGCACCTGTATTTGGAATTGGTGCTAAGTATGCTAAATTATATCTTGCAGCAGTATTATCAAATCCAAAACCAAAATAGTTATTAGGATTATACGTATTGCTACGTACTTGAGTTGTATAATATGATGGTGTAGGCCAGTTAGCAGAAATTGATCCTGATGCAGTTACTGCAGGTATTGGTGCATACAATGCGCCATGTCCAAACGGAATCAATGTTTTAGAATTAGTTCTGTTAGAAACTGCTTTGGATACTTCAACACGAATAAAATTAGACATATTTTCATAGTCACCATTTACTACAATATCACCTGCTGAAGTTATAGTATTGTAACGATCTCCTATTTTTTTAGCAATATAATTTGCAGATAATGGATTCAAATTACAATTAGTATAAGTTTCAACTACTTCTGGATTTTTATCACTATCTGAAGATTTATATGGAGATCCTGGAATGTTTGTAGTATCAACTCGACGTACTACAACTGTAAAGTCACCATATCCTTGTGGATCGGCTGTTTCCGTACTAGTTCGAATATCACGGATTCCAACTTTTACTTCATAACTCACTGATGTACCATGTGATAATGTATGGAAACGGAATAAATCTTTAGTTACCGTACCAATTTTTTGTGATGTAATCCATGGCGTTGATGCGTTATTATACGTAGTTGCAAAATCATATGTTGGTATAATTGCTAACGACATTGTCATTTGTGCATAATTTGCAAATGCCGGCAGCATATCGTACTGTGCATACAATGGAAAATCAATTGATTTTGGAGATGAACCAAAAAGTTTCGTTACATATTGATTGCTAGATGGATTAATTGAACATGTAAATCCAACACCCGAACCAATAGAATAAGTACCGCTAAATCCAATTGCTGGAGTATTTCCTAGAGATGTATAAGATCCTGATAACTTCAATGTAAATGAACCATTACCTAAATCCGTTAAACTAGATGATTCAAATCCATTTGTACTTACTGTTTGTGTTGGATGCAATACGTGTGTTACGTATGTCAATGACCCCGTTTTAGCAACAATTGCTAATACACCATTTGAAACAGAATATCCTGTTGAATTTAAAATACGAGTAACGTTCATTACGCTACCACCATTTTTAAAATAATCACTTACTACAAATGGTACGTATGAATCGTCTGTATATGATCCGAATATTTTTGTAAATTCGTCATAAGACCTAACTTTCGTAGGTATGAATGCAGGACCTTTTACGGTTGGTCCTACTATTGCCGCACCAATCTGTTGAATTGCTGCAGGTAATTGCGTTTGGTCAATCTCACGCGTAAATACGCCAGGTGACACTATTCTTTCTGCCATTAATATACTCCTTGTTTCTTTTTATTAATAAATATGGATCATGTAAGCCAAACTTATTCTGCAGGAGTGAAAGTCCCGGTAGTTACGTCGATTTGTCCTTCGCCGTAATGTTCTTTGAGTTGTGCAATCAATGCAGTTTCTTGTTCGCGAAGCGTTTCAAATCTATCCATTGCATTGAGTTGCATTTGTTTCAATGATGCAACTTGAGTTTCGGCATAATGCAAATCTATTGCAATTCGGCCGATTTGAGTGGAACTTTCTGTGAATTCTGCTTGCAATTTTTGTATTGCTTCTACATGGTCCGCATCTAATTTACGTGTCATAACTGTTGTCCTTTCTAGTTATTATAATGAATTTATTTGTGATTTCCTATATCATTGCAGATTGTGTTAATGCATTTCCTACATCTGCTACGCCGGCAATGCTTCGCAAACGTGTTACAGTGTTGCTTGTGTCTGTATCAAGCAGACTAATTAGACTACCCGTTACGCTTCCTACACGTACGTTTAATGATTGTGATATCAATGCACCTATACCCGTTGTCATTGTAACATGTGGAGTTGCCCAAAATGTTTTGCTTCCGGAATAAGAACCTGATACGTTGTATGATTCAAATCCGAAACTTGCTGATACTTGAGATGCAATTGGAACTATCATTGTCCCACCAGATGGTACGGTACTATATCTAATTCCGAAACGTACATCATTTTGCGGTGGTATCGCGGCGATTCCGGGTATACTACTAGGAGTTGCGCCAACACTACCAGATGAATATGTAATGGTAGATCTTACATTGCTAGAAGATGGTGTTGTTAATACGCCCGTTTTACTATTATTACTACCATACGCTACGCCTATGTATACATCCGTAGTTGCGGGCGTCGGATCAGAAATGTTAGATTGTCCAAATGCGTAAGGAGCGCCATTTGCTACAGAACTAGTAACAATGGCAATATTACTAGATGTTATGTAAATTCTAGGAACATTGAACATTATCTTACTTCCAGTTGCAGTTAACTGAAATGTTGGGTTTGCATAAATAAATGCAGTAGTTGTAGTATCTACGGTAGATATAACTTGTGCGGTAGCTGTTGTTGATATAACTAAAGATCCAGTTCCGGAGTTATACATACTTAATGGTGTCGTTTCAGTTCCTAATATGATGTTATTAGGCACAGTCGGTCCGGCTGCACTAATTACTCGTATCAATGGAGACCCGGCTCGCGTTTCCATGTTATTACGTAAAGTATTCAATGTTGTTACGACGCTATTATTATTAATACTTGTTATAGGGCGAAATGGTCCGCCGTATACGTTGATAGTATTTCCAACATAAGTATCAGCTACACTAATTACTCCACCAGCAGCTGCCGTAGAAGAACTATTGTATAAGTTTCCATATATATTAAGCGTGTTATAAGATGATGCTATGTTTATTACTCCTCCAGCTGGAACAGCTAATGAATTAGCGCCACCAACGACATCACCATATATGTTTATCAGATTATTGTAACCATTTACTTGCACTGAAACTGTACTTGCAAGTGCTGAACTTTGATAAATACTACCAGAGATATTTATATTGGAATTTGATATGTTAATAGGTATAATAGGCAAAAGCGAATCACAACCTGCCCATATCGATGCGGATATTGTTAAGTTTATTCCGGAATGAATATTAGATGTAGCAATTGAAACGAAAGTACCACCGTTATCGAGATTAAAATCTCCAGGAATTAATCCGTTAGTTGCTTCAATAACGTTGTAATTCGTATCAAAATCATTAAATGATAAATAACTTATCGTACTCCAAGATCCTGTGGTGCGTTGATGTATCTTTTTAACTCGCAATGAACCTGTCATCGCACGTAATGATACGTTCATAGTTTGTCTGAGTGTCCATGGTGTAACTAAGAATACTTCGTCATTTAGTCCTGGTAACGCAGTTGCTTGTTGAAATGATGTAAGTGTCGTTGCAGCTCCTACAGAATCGGATGCGGTTGGATTGAACCACGATGCGGTTGAGTGCCAATACCATTGATTATTAATACCCGTCGAACCTGTTGCTGGTAAAAATACTGCCATTACAAGTAACTCCCTATTTGTGAAATTGATTCTGTGGTATGCACCGTTTGCATTCTTCGTATAGTGTTTGAAGTGGTGTTAATATTATTCAAATCTGAAACAAAGCTAGCTATTATGCTACCTAGTGTCGTATCTAACGATCTTGATAATAAATATCCACTACTAGAAACTTGAGTAAAAGAATTGGAGCTCGTACTCCAATATTGTGATACGGATTGATATGAACCAGTTAAACTTCCTGTACTAAAGAATACACCCCATTGAACTTGATTTTGTGTGGGAACTACCATAGCACCGCCAGTTAAATTAGTAGTAACATCGTAATCGACTGTAGTACGAACACTCGAAGAATGTGGCATATAACATTGTCCCAATTGTTGCGATGGCGTACTTCCTGCAGTTCCTGCATAATAAGAAACTGTTGATCGAACATTTGCAACAGTTGGTGTTGTTAATATGCCGGTTTTAGTTTGGGCTTGACCATATACGACGCCGACGTATACATCTGCAGGGGCGGGTGTTGTATCAGCGCTACTTAAAGCTAGTGCAATTGGTGTTAGTTGTGGACGATATTTGACTTTTACTTGCGTTCCAGTACCATTAACATATGTATTTGATATGAAAAATCGAGTACCCGTCAATGCCATTTGTCCCGTTGTCGCATCGTTAATTATACTGCCATATATGTATACATTATGTGGTCTAGATCCTGTATTTAAACTTGCAGAAATAGCAAAAAATTGTGGAGAAGCATATACATCTCCAACTATTTGTGTCCAACTACCACTAATACTATTCATATGCAATGCAGGGCCACGTTCAGCATATATGCTTCCACTAATACTGCATGAAGAAAAGAATCCTGTTGTGGTAATGCCATGATATCTAGTAGTTACAGTAGCACCAGTACCACCCCCATATACACTGCCAGTTACTTCAATATAGTTATAATTACCAGCTGAATTGATACATGCTAAATTTCCGCCGCCGTATACGTTTCCAACTACATATATGGATGATGAATTACCTGGCATTGTTACTAGGCCAGTTGTATTTGAATCTTGATTATGCACTAAACTGCCGGTTATGTACACTACAGTTCTAGTTGCAGTAGCGGATCCGGAAATAAATAAAGTTTGGGGTGTTGCCGTATTACCACCATCTATATATGAACAGGATACGTAGTATGTTTTACTTCCAGTACTTGTTGCTAAAAATCCAAGTGTCGTTGACGAACCGCTAGATACGATACCTAATGTGCTATTTCCGACAGCGGATACACTTAATGATTTATTTGTTATGCTACGTGCTGTGTGTACGAATGATGCACTTTGTAATATTATTGTTTTGTTATTCAAATATACGTCATCTTGCATTGTTGGTAAAACTGATGCAACAGTCCACGCACCGCTACTAGTAACGGTAAGTTGGTCTATCGTAACGGTTGTCGTTAACCAAGTGCTTAAAACGTCCCATGGACCGGAAGTATTTGCTACGTATATTGCCATGTGTTCTTACGTATTGTATGAAGATAATTGATCGCCAGTTGTTTGTACAGTTGCCGCATTTTGCATACGTCGTACGGTATTTGATGTGATAGCAGTATTATCTAATTCGGTGACTAAACTTCCAGTAATTGTACCTATGCGAACATCTAATGACTGCGTGATTAACGCACCAATAGACCCTGCAGACATCGATGCAGTCGAATAACCCCAAAATGCAGCAACTCCATCATACGTTCCTGTTTTAGATGAACCTGAATCGAATGTAACTCCGCTTTGTACTTGTGCTGCAGTTGGCATAATAATTGCACCACTTCCACTATCTACTGCAACTCCAGATCTTACATCTAAATAAGATGGTACTCGCATTGTTCCTGTTTTAGTTCCATTATCATACGAAACCGTTTCTCTAACATCGGTAACTGCGGGAACTACAAGTGTTCCATTACTAGTACCCGTTGATGTCTGGCCAGATGCGCCTTGGCGAACTGCTGCCGGATCTGGATATGTAATGTTTGCCGTACTAGGTGAATATGTGATATTGTTACCCGCAGTATCTTGCCAAGTCCATGCCATTGCTGTTGCAGCAGATGAAGATAATATGAGACGTTGCGACTGTACTCCTTGAAATCCGTTAACGTTAACAATGCTACCATATACTGTTACTAAACCGGTTGATGTAGTTGATATGATTCCAGGTGAATTGACTCCGGCAGTTACTGTTCCTGTTACTGTTATAGGAACGGCTATTGTATTTGAAATTGCAGGTACTACTCCAGATCCAGCTGTTACATTACCCGTTACGGTTATACCCAATGTTGCACTACTGTTTGTAAATGTAATAGCACTTGCTAAAGTACCGCCAGTTACATTACCATTAATTGTAATTCCACCGTTAGGTCCTATGTTTATCGCTGCACCTGTACTTGTTGATGCATCGATATTACCTAATATATTAATAGACCCACCGAGATTTGTATTGTTATAATATATAACTTGTCCTGTACTTGTCGTTTTAAGACTGCCTGTTATTGTTATGTTATTAGTACCTGTGCTCTGAATCCAAATTGGAGCTCCGGTGGTTACGGAACTTCCTGTTATGTTGCTTCGAATATTTAACGTAGTTGCACCTGAAAATAGAAAAAATATGCCTACGCCTCCAGCTCCTGGTCCAACAATGGAATCACATACTATGTTATATGTAGTATTAGTTAGACGACCATCAAACACACCTTGCGCTGTATTTGTGTATTTCGTACCATCTATTTTTGAAGCAGTTACGTTGATAGTTTGTCCTGTTGCGCCGGGCCCGATCATGGATAATGCATTTGCTGAAACAGTTCCAGCGATGATACCTTGTGAAGCGGTTATTTGATATGTCCAAGTTCCTGCCGCTGCGCCTTGAATATTGCCACCTACTATAACATTAGTTGTACCAAATGTATTAGAACTTCCTATCTCAGCTGATATTCCTCCTACATTAACAGCATAATCTGAGCTGGGAAGTGTTACTATTTTACCATTTAAAAATACAATGTCTCCTGGTTGTGGAATAGTTGTTGCCGCTGCCCATGGAGCACTACCCGTTGTAGCACCGCTATTAGTAGAAGACGATACCCATGTTGCCGTTGTCGTCCATAGACCTGATACGTTTGCTGCAAACCATGACATAATGAAAAATTCTTTATTTTATAATAAATATCGCGAAATGAAATTATTGCGGATATGTAAACACAGAACCTGTTGCATTCCAATTGGTGTTATTTGCTATACTACGAGCCACTACTGCACCCGATGCTGTTATAACTAAACGAGTGATTGTCCATGCACTGTCAGTTAATGCAGAACCAGATACTGCATATCCGTTATAATCATATGTTTTACCAATTGATGCAGATGTTACAGAATCATATACGTGCCAACGCGTATAACGTGTTACCGTGTCAGCAAATGATGCCGTTGTTGATCTAATTGCATATGATGACGTTGTTGCACGTGATGCAGTTCCTGTTATACTACCCGTAACAGTTAAATTACCATTAATCGTGTAGTTACCTGTTATAGTTTTACCATTAGCCCATTGCCCACCGCCATATACCAACAAATCGCCAGCACTTAAACTGCTAACTGCAACGTCACTTAAACTTGCAAGTGTGGTTGATATAGGTGAAGTATTACTACTTCCAATACCGTTTACACTTCTAAATAATCCTCCTTGAACTATAGTTGCTTTTGATGCAACAGTTAAATCAGTCGCATCACCTGCTACAAGTATATATCCAATTAAAATAGCATTCTGTGCAGTATTAGGTGCTTCTGTAAAAACTTCTGTACCAATACCGTTACTAGCATCTACAAGAGATGCATATAGAGTATTACCGTAATATACAATAAAAGCATTTGTAGGTGAATTTGGAATCCAAAATACACGTTGTATTGTATATCTTAAATTAGCTCCGTTTGTTGGAACTGATGTTAAAACACCATTATTATTATATAATGTTGGATCAATTACTGAATATCCTGCATTTGCAACTCCTGTATCAATTACTGGTGTAGATCCTGATATGTAATATCTATAAATCTTGCTAGTTGTTATTGCTGGATCAGATACTGTGGATGGGTGGTTTGGATTGATTGTGTAGTTGGATCCGTTGTTGTATGACGTTCCTGCAGTTTTTATTAGGCTTAAAGTTGAACCTGATGCTTGAAGAGTGTGTCCTGATATCTTCAATGGACCAAATGATCTAACAAAATCATCCGTACGTTGACTGAATCCATAAGATACTTGAGGCGAATTGTAAACTCCCGTAGATACGCTACCAGATAAATGCAATACAATTCCTAATTCAATTTGTTGATCCCATTGTGAAACGTTGTTAGTACCCCACGGAATCGTTTGTTGAACTACAGTGCCGGCACTACTAATACCAACATATGTTATTTTTGCAGAACCGGAATTAGTAATTGATTGCGTTAAAGTTGGCCATGAAACATACTGTACGGTTGGATATGGATCTACGGATGCGGTACTTGCATTAAGTGTTACGATGATACCAGACCCCGATTCTATTGTAAATGTTGTAGAACCTATAGTCGAACGAATAACACCACCCGATAATAAACCGGTATACAGATTAGATTCTAACCATCGTAAACGAGTTGTATTAGAATAACCTGCACCATTTTGAGAAAAATATAAATCATTTGTAGAACCAGAAACATATACATACGATGCTGATATGGATGTATCGATGCTTTTAACAACTGGCATAAATTTAATTACGCCGTTAGTTTCCATGTCACCATATATTCGTATAGTTGGCGACGGTGGATTTGTTGTAGAACCAGATATGATGATTGAACCAGATAGTGTTGTATTACCTAGCAACGTGTTGGTACCAATTTGAGTTGTCGAACCCGTTATGGTTAAACTACCTGATATGGTTTGATTTCCAACAAATGTATTAGAACCTGTTGTTGCGAAGCTTCCAGAACGAGCCGTAAATATTGGATCCGTTTCTTGATAATATGAAGCCGTTATTGCTCTAGATGCAGTTGAAGCAAATGAACTCGAAATAGCATTTAAAACATACGATGCGGTTTGAGCAGTCTGAATATAAGATGCGGTTTGAGCAGTTGCAACATATGAAGCTGTACTTGAAAATGAACTCGAAATAGCATTTAATACATATGAAGCCGTTACGGCATTTGAAGCCCAACTCGATGTACCAAATAAACTACCTGTTATATTAGCTGCTTTTAAAGATCCTGTTACGATTATGCCGCTTCCGGATACTAACAAACTACCCGTAATTACAGCATCACCGGCAAATGGAAATCCTGCTCCACTACCGCCTCCACCACCAAATGCAGATGATGCAGTGTAATATAGTTGACCAGTTGCGGTATCTATGATTACAACGTTGTTTTGCGATTGTTGAGTCAAACCACCAAATAGTACAGATCCATTAGTAATAAGCGACCCAGTTATTTGAACTTTAGAACCAGATGCAAAAATTAAGTTGCTTCGATTCGTGTCACTTGTACCATTACCTAAAATGAATGCGCCTTGACCCATTGTCGATAAATTGTATTGACCTTGTGCGTGTTGGAAGTGGTCAGCTGTTATAGTTCTAAGACCTTCAGCGTGTGATGCTTCTCCTTGTGCGTAAGTACCAAATCCTTCTGCATGTGAATAATTTCCATATGCAGTTACGGATACGATGTCGACGGGATGATAAGTGTCACCAAAACCACTTAATTCAAAAAGCGTTTCTAAACCATCAAATGTAACGCTATTAATAACATGAGGTGTAGTGTAATAATTAAAATTGACCGCTACAGCACCATTGCTACTTGTTACGATTAAAGTAGTTAATGTGTATGGTGGAGATGGCCAATTTGCAGTTACGCTTCCAGAAACTCGTATTTCTCCGGTGTTACTACTAGCAACTACGTACGTATATGAATCTAATGTTACGTTGGTTAATGGATCATTCAAGCTGACTGCAGGAGTGGGATATACATATACCGACGTTCCTTCAGCGTGTGAATATAAACCTTGTGCGTGGGTAGCATTTCCTTCAGCATGTGCCAAATCTCCACTTGCCGTTGTATTATATCCTTCTGCGTGTGATGCTTGACCTTGTGCCGTTGTATTATATCCTTCTGCGTGTGAATATGAACCATTTGCTTGTGAATACCAACCTTCGGCATGAGATGAATATCCATTTGCTTGAGTAGCAGTCCCTTCTGCATGAGAATACTGTCCGTTAGCGGATGAACTATTTCCTTCTGCATGTGATGCTTGTCCAGCAGCTGTCGTGCTAGCACCTTCTGCGTGTGCAAAATCGTTATTTGCCGTTGTGGTATTACCTTCAGCGTGTGATGCTTGACCTTGTGCCGTTGTATTAGCGCCCTCTGCGTGAGCGTAATTAGCATTTGCTTGTGAATTTATACCTTCGGCATGAGCGTAATAACCAGCAGTAGATGTAGATGTACCAGAACCTTCGGTGTGTGAATATAGTCCATTTGCTGTTGTTTGATAACCTTGTTGTAAACTTTGAGATGCAGGAATAAACTTAAACGAACTATTTGCGCCTAACGCACTACCTGAATTGTATTGTATGTCTCCGTACGTTCCAGCTGGAGTTGCTCCGCCGCCTCCACCGTTCATGGCATATGATGCCGTAACGGCATATGATGCGGATGTAGCATTTACGGCATTTGAAATACTTCCGCTAAAATATGATGCGGTAGTAGCAAATGATGCTGATACGGAACGGGATGCTGATACTGCGAATGATGAACTAATTACACTGTTTGAGCCATATGGTCCAACAACATTAGAAGCTGTTACAAATGAAGCTGTTTG